TTGTTCACATGAGAAAAAAACTTTCCCAAAAGCTTTGTATTATTGATTTTCTATGTATCTTTGCATCGTTATTATTTCTCGGGGTATTAGCTCATCTGGCTAGAGCGTTAGACTGGCAGTCTAAAGGTGGCGAGTTCGAGTCTCGCATGCTCCACTTTACAAACCTCTCTGTTTCAGAGGGGTTTGTGCTTTCTTAAGCTTCTCCAGTTTTCGTTTTTGGATAAAAAAAAGACAGTTTGTGCCACTTTTGGCAAAAAGAACTTGTCTAAAACGAATCCAGAACAATTATGACAACTCTTAAAGCTGCCGTTGTTCCGGCCAAGGTGCTGAAAAACGGCAAACACAGAATTCGTATAGCAATTGGTCATAAACAGGAAACAAGATACATCGTTACCCGATTTGAAATAGATAATACTGCTAATTTTAAGGGAGGGCAGGTGGTAGGTGTTCCTGATGCTGCACATGTCAATGCTAAATTACGTGGAATACTTAATTCATATCAGGATGCCTTGGATAAAATAAACACATCATCCTATACTTGTACCCAACTTGTCGAATACTTGTCCTCGGTAAAGCAGGGAGCTATCTCTTATAGTGTTGCTTCGGCTGACTATATGCAGAATTTGATTAAAGAGGGGAGAAGGACCACTGCTTCCTTATATCAAAGGGCGAGTGATTACTTCATTGAGTTTGTCAAATATGATATAATGCTTGATGGAATTACTCCCCGGACCATAAAGGACTTTGACATTTATCTAAAGAATGTCCGAAGGCTGGCTCCTGTTACTTGTGGTATGCACATGGCACATTTGAAGGCAATAATCAATCAAGCAATAAGGGATAAAAAAGTATCATATGACACGCATCCTTTTGAATATTATGAAAGACCGGCAGGAATGCCTAAAGAGCGTGATATCTCGGTAGCTGACGTAAAGAAGATAAGGGATGCGGAGATAAAAGAGAAGTCTCAGCGTGTTGCCAGGGATGTGTTCATGCTTTCGTATTATCTAGGAGGTATCAATCTGATGGACTTGATGCAATACAATTTCAAAGATGCGAAAATTATGGAATATGTACGTGAAAAATCAAAAAACACAAAGAAAGGTGATATGAAGATTAGCTTCACTATTCCTGAGGAAGCAAAACCGATTATCAAAAGATGGATGGGGCGTAATGGAAAGCTTGATTTTGGTTATAAATACTCTTATCCTAATTTTCGTAACTATGTAACAAAAGAAATTATAAGGCTAGGGGAGAGGCTGGAGATAGAATCGCATGTCGTATATTATTCAGCTCGTAAATCCTTTGTCCAACATGGTTTTGAGCTGGGCATACCATTGGAAACTTTGGAGTATTGTATAGGCCAAAGCATGAAATCTAACAGACCGATCTTTAATTATGTCAGAATTATGAGAAAACATGCTGATGAAGCCATAAGAAAGATTTTAGATAATCTAAAGTGAGGATTTAAGAACTAGAGCGATTGCTTCGGCAGTCGCTTCCTCTTTTTCTTTGTCTATCTCTGAGTTTAGCCGTTCTATCAAGTCCATACTCCCTGTGACAATCGTTTTTGTGCCCTCAGAGGAAGAAATTGTAAGTTCATAGTGTCCATATCCTATAAACTTTTTGGATAGCTGATAAGTGGTTGGGGGGGGGAATTTTGACATATGAGAATTGCGTTAGCAGCAGAAAAAGAAAACGGTTCCGCTTTCCCGTTGCGTTACATTCCGTAGTCGAAACAGTGGATACATTAATATTCCACACGGGGGTCAGAACCGTATATGAAGAAGCAACAGGCAATAGTATCGTCTGTTGCTTAAATGCGAGACAACACGCCTCGACTACTTCAAAATGTAACGCAATGCAAAGATGGGTATTTTATATGACTTTACAAAAAACAAAATGGGAAAATTCAAGTAAGCAATATGGATGAGAGATTATAAAAGGGTAGGGAAGGCAGCTTATTAGGCTGCCTTAGTTTTTTTCTTTTGGAACTCATTATATCCTAAACTGCCCAAAATACATATTATGATTTTATGAGAGGATAAAAATATTCTAGTTCAGTTTAAACTGAATAATCCCTGTTTTTTCACTTTTAACTCCTTAATAATGTATTATAGTGTATATACTACATAGAGCAGTTTTGATTTATTCAATTATTTTAATACATTCGCACTTATTAAAACAATTATTAAAAAGTGTAATATGAAGAAAAAAATGTATTTCGTTTTGATGGCATTATTGCTGTCGTTTACTTTTAATTCCTGTTCTTCCGATTCACCGGAAGAAGTTCTTCCTGAAAAAGAAGAACCGGAAGTTCCTCCCGAAAAATATGAAGATGATGTTGTTAATCCTGATTATGTACCTATAGATTGGGAGAAAACAAATTTACATGAGATAGATGAAGAGAATGGAAGATATTCATTTGATGCTTCGTCTGAAACTGAAAACTTAAAACCGGGCTCGATACTTACAATTGATGCTGATACGGCAAGTTATATTGTTATTGTAAAGAAGTTAAAACGTGATAATGGTAAAATAAGTATAGAAGCTAGAAAGGGTGATTTATGCGATATATTCGCCAACACAGAATTTACGTTATCAACCGGAGGAGAATCTGCAAGGAATTCAAGCAAAAATGTAATGCTTCCTCAAAAAATATCTTTCTTGGACATAGATGGAGAATGGAAGGAATATGATTTTATGAATTCAAGCTCTCCTTCGCATTTGACGGGTAATTTGTGGAAATGGAACAATGATGAACTTGAAGGTCGTGTTTTATATGATCATCCAAAGTTTAAAATTTATCTGGAAAAATCTGATTTTCATATTGATATTGATTTAAACATGACCTTAAGTTTTAGTGGGCGAACACTTCAAGAAGTGAAAGATGATATAGAAAAACAATACAGGAGCAAAGCCTTGTCTATTGCTGCAAATATAGAAGGGCGTTTTGAAACAAATCAGCAGCTCAGACTTGATGCATGGCATCAATATACATGTGATAATGATGAACGTATAAAAGAATTGAGTAAATATCTACCTAAAATTAGAGTTGTTTTTTCTGTATTTGGAGTACCTGTTGAAGTATCATTAAATGCAGATGTATATCGTGCGGTTTCGTTTAGTTTAGATGGTGAAATCAGTGCTTATATGGGATTCACTGACAAAGCCAGTGGTACACTAGGCTTTAAGTGGAATCAATCTGATGATAGACTTGGCCCTGTTAAAGACTTTAAAAATGAACTTAGTGTAACTTATCCGACAATGAAAGGGAAAGGGGATATGAATGGGAAGGTATGGCTATACCCACGTATAAGAGTTATCTTATATGAATTATTAGGGCCGTCCTTTGATATCAGACCCTATATGCGGACGAGTATCCATGGAGGGTTTTATGAAGAATTATTGTCTTCTTCAAAAGATTTTTGTGCATGGGATCTTTCTAATTATGTAGGATTAGATGCTAGGGCTGGATTAAGCTTAATGTTTGTAGGACACGAAGTCAAGAATATTTCAACAGGTGATATGAACGTATTTGATAAATGTATTTATCATTCTCCTTATGATATTCGTTACGTGTCTTCTACGTCAAAATCTGTGCAAAAAAATGTTCCTAATACCGTAAAGTTTGAAGTTTATGATATGGATTCAATTCTCAATAAAAGTATTCCTACTATCCTTCGTCAGATTGTTAAATTTGAAGGAAAAGGGGAACTTTCTTCAAAATATGGCATAGTTGATCATGGGCAGGTATCTGTGGAATGGATTCCCACTTCTTTTAAAGATACATTATATGCAAGACTTTATAATGTGGATGGTAAAATAATGAAAGAAGCGAAATTTTATGGAGATACACAAATCAATGTTATGACAGAAAATGCTTCTGTTGAAAAGACTGATGTTATATGTTTTGGTAAATTGGAGGGTATGGATGATTTTTCAGAAGTGGAATACGGTATTAAAATAAATGAAAACCATGTAACATCTCATAATATCAATAATTCGATATATTCTGTAGAATTATCAGATCTTTCCGAAGGTAAATACAATTATTGTGCTTATGCAAAGATTGGAACAGAAATATATTATGGAGATATTAAGACATTTACAATAGAAAAAAATCAATACTTAAGTTTGGAGGAGTTTTATAACAGCACTAATGGAGATAACTGGATTAATAATAAAGGATGGCTTAAAGAGGCTGATTTATTAGATTGGTACGGAATTGAAAATGAACAAGGGTCTGTAAGATTATCCTTAGAAGCAAATAATTTAAGTGGTGATGCTATACTTAGGAATTGTGATTATGTTACTTCCTTATTTTTAGGGGATAATCCTATTAGCTCATTAACATTAGAAAATTGTTATTGGAAGGTAAGACTACCACAGAACGGGGATAATCCTATTAGCTCATCATATGGCGGACTTCAAGTAGGGCTACCCGGGAATGGAGAAAACATAAATATGGTTTCTTGTAAAGGTGGTACTTATCTTTATGCCAAAAACGGGAAAATTGGGAATTTGGATGTATCTTTTTTGCGTGGTGGCTTAACTATTCAAAGAGACATAAGTGGGCAGGATGAAAGAAACGTAGAAATTGGTTATATAAATTATTCTAATTCATATGATCCTGAATGGAGCCATAATATTATACATGGAGTAAATACTATAGTGAATGAAATTAATATTAGTGATTGTCCAGGGATCAGTGTCTACATTCCAAAGATAAAAAAAATAAAGATTAAAAATATCAGTCGTCCTTTAAGCAATGCTATTAGTGGTATTGATGTTGGCGTATATGACTATCGTGGTGATGGGCATATAGGAACTGTACATGTTGATCAGTGTGGAAAACCTTTAGGTGATCTTTCCTTTTTTCATAGGGTTGATATTCTTGATATTACTAATGTTGATGGTTTCTCGGAGCAATATGATTATAGCTTGAATCTTATTTTTGAGAAGGGGGTGAAAGAAGTTAATGTCTCAAATGTTAGCGTTAAGCATTTTAGTGCTTGGACTCCGAATGTAACTCCTATAAATATAAGTAACAGTAAAATGTATATATCCGCTGGTAGCATATATAATGGAGTGGACACGGCAGACAATATATATCACATAAAAGATTGTATAATAATCTATGATGCATGGAATATGGAAGAGTCGATGCATATTTCTTCTTTCACAGGAACAGAAAGACAACTTAGTGATTATATTTGGTCATTGAAGGAATGATTTAATAATACAATTGATCTGTGAATAATTCGTGGTATATCATACTTGCTATATAGATTGTGATTTGGCAACTTATTAATTATATAAGCTCAATGAAAATTTTATCTCATTTTATGGAACTATATCAGAAGCAAAAAAAATGCTTACATATATATCGAAGTATAAATATATATATAAAGTTAGGAATTTGTTGGGGATGTTTGTTATTAACTTCATGCAACAACAAATCAAACTATAAAAATTCAAATGAAGTTATTTCAATAGCTGAGAAAGTAGATACTGTTGTTTATGACATGATTCAAAAAGTGGAAGAACAAAACGCTTCGTCTTCATGGTTTTGGTATAGATATAAAATTAATGGAAAATGTGGAGCATTAAATGAAGACAAGGAGATTATTATTCCTGCACTTTATGAAAGTATATGTTATGGTATATTCCCCAACTTATTCACGGTTGTCACTGATAAAAAAATATGGGGGGCTTATACAAAAGAAGGTATGGAATTAATACCAACATCAAGGGGATATACTGGTATGATAAGAGAAGAACTTTCAAATGAAAGGTTTTATTATTGTGTAGCAAAAGGAGAATATTACGGTGCTTGCGATGAAGATGGGAATGAATTTATAGAACCTCTATACTCCTATATAACATATACAGATAAGGGAAACGATGAAAATGATATTGATTATAGCTCCTTTGGCGTAAAAGATGAAAAAGAAGAAAAATTTCTTTATATGTATATGAATGAAATTAATAAAGTTGTCCGTTTTCCTACTCCTATATGGAGAAAAAAATATATCTGTAAAAAATATTATAGCAAGAGTGAAAATCGATGGATTAATTCAGATGAAATAAGTTACGATGTATCAAAATATGACAATCATTTAATTATAGGATTATTTAGATACGATTGTAATTCGAAAAGAAATGGTTATTCTTGCTATGAACGAAAAAATGATGATGGATATTTTTACATTAAAGAAAATGATAATCTGATTTTTGAAACAGAAAATTCTATATATGAATTTATTGAAAGGATGCAAGTTTCATCCAATCAATCTTTGGAACAATCAGCTTCTGTAAGTTCTAATAACCAAAATCAAAATAATTTTTCAAATAACGTACCTTATGTTACATCAGATAAGAATCAGAATGACTCATATGATAATAAGGTAAACACATATCAACCTGATTGTCCGCATTGTCATGGATTTGGTAAATGTTGGACATGCAATGGTAGGAAGCTTGTTTTAAACCCCCTTACAAATGAATACATGAAGTGTCCTAATTGTACTGATGGTATTTGTAGTTATTGTGATGGTACAAGGAAAAAACAATAATAGTAGTAAAAATAATAACGACACTAGCTGCATTTTTTTCTAGTTGCAGCTAATGTCGTTATTGTATGAAGGTACAATATGTACTTCTGAAAAAATCCATTTTCCAATTAGGTATATAATTTAATTAGGAAATTGTATTTTTTGCTATATAAATTTCGATAAAAATTGTATTTCGAGAAATTTCCCCGACTCATCACGAGCTGGGGCAGTCCAATTTATAAATTTAAAGTCTTATGATGAAGATTGTCTATTGCGCCAATGCTTTACTATCAGCATAACGACAATCAAAACGGTTACACAAACACAGGCAAAACCGATTTGTTCAGGCAGCGTGGATTCTTTTTTCTCTTTTATGGTTTCTGACCGGTTTTCTTCACGGGTATTGGAAGTGGTTTCCTTGTCAGCTTTCACTTCCGTACTGTCTTTGATTGCAGTTTCCTTCCTTTTATTCTTGCTGAAATCACCTTCCACATGACCGTCTGCCAATAACGGAGGTTTCCCGGTCAGGCTATCGGGCGGTTTTCGGGTATCATAGATACAGAAATCAATCACATAGTTACTATTAGTAGTAATGAGTTCGCTCAAAGAGGTACTTGATCCGTGTACGATGTTGACAGATTCACTGGCGCTATCTTTGCTGATTACTTCTACATCGGACTTGACAGCCTTATGCGAGCTGCCACATGATCCGAACAACAGGAACAAACACATGAAAGGAGCCAGCAATATATGTCGGCTTACCCAGTTCATAACTCTAACCAACATAGTCTACAACTTAAGAACTTGCATCCTGTTATTTCCGTCAACCCGATAACTGACGTGCACCCAAGCGAAGTTAGACTCGTCAATCAACTGGTCATAGGGCAGGTTCTTTCGGATATACTCAAACAACAGCTTGTTTTGCTGTCTGTCTCCAGTGTCAATATCAGCAGCTTCCCCCTTCATGTGCTGCGAGGTCTTGCTTCCCTTGACGGCCGCATTAAGTTCCGGACAGCGATAGCCACTGTTTACTGTTATTGGCTTTCCCCACCATGTGCGTAACGGATCAAGCACATTATCTACCAAGGCAGTCAGAGCAGTCACATGCTCCTGTCTGCATCTGTTGTTGATACCCAAGCGGTCAGCAGTCGTTGACTTGCAGAGTTCCGCAATCGTAAAAAACTTCATTTCTTATCCTCCTTTTTGTTTTTTCATAAAAAGAATATAGCTATATTTGCACAAAAACATAGCATGTTTTTTTCATGTAATAGAACTGAGTTTACCGGTCTGGCGAGGCCGGTTTTTCATTATTCCTACTGATTGCCCCCTGTCCCTCATCAAACAGTATCTGAGCCACCATCCTGGCAATATCATCCTTGTTCTCGATGATCACACTCATTGTCTTTTCTGCTTTGCGCAACTCCGCTTTCTCCCACGATTTTTCGCGTACCGATTTAAACTCACAGAAAATGCAGTAACCCGTCCAAATCATTGAAAAAACAGGGAAGGGGATAACTACGCAGCATAACAGGTCAATGAAGCACAATTCTATGAACGGGGTGAAATACTTCTTCGCCTTGATGGCTGTTTTCTTATACCCCGTGGATGTTCTTGCCTCCCCGCGTTGTTTGGCCTTCATTATTCCTGAGACCAGATCCACGAACATTGCGCCGATAGTGGCTGCGATACACAAGGCTATCAGTACAATGTGTATCATCATGTGCTCGTTGATAAAATTGTAAATTACGTCTTTCATTACTTTGTCTTGATTATAAAATATATTGTTCCAAAGATATGTCTATTTACTTGCGTCATTGTTGCAGAATTACTTAAATCCATTGCCACGATATGACAATAAAAAAAGAGCCCGATGACAATATTTATTGCCATCAAGCTCCTGGTTATACTGCAAAGATAGTGAAAACTATTCCATATTCAATCCATATTGAAAAAAATAATCAGGAGCAATATTTCGATTATCCGAAGAATTTAAAGAGTCACAATATTAATAGAAAACAAATAGGACTCATGAAATCTACCGGTTGTCTATAAAATCAGATGTTTTTAAGCCTTTATCGGGAAACATCTTTACTTTTTTCCTTTTCCTTTGAACGCTTTTCAAGTCACGCACAATGGTGCTGGAAAGTACCTCCGAATAAATCTGTGTGGTCTTTACGGAAGTATGTCCGAGCAGCTTTTGGACTGTTGTAATCGCAACTCCCTGATGAACCAGCAGGGTGGCACAGGTATGACGGCTCACATGGTAGGTTATCCGCTTTTTGATACCACACAATCCGGCCAGCTTTCGAAGCTGCTTATTCACTTCCGAGTTACAGGGTAGGGATACAAGACTACCTATATCCGGATAACGGTCAAGAATGCCCAATGCCCTGCTTTCAAACAGCAGATGTAACGGCAGACGGATTTCCACCCCTGTCTTGACGGATTTGAAGTACAGCCACCGTTTGCCGTTTACTCTAATGAAATTCTCAGGTGTGAGCTGGCAGAAGTCAGAATAGCGCAATCCGGTATAACAGCAGAACAGGAAGGCATCGAGCACATGGCGCATGGACTTCTCTTCCACTTCGACCGTTTCCAGCTTCTTCAGCTCGTCCGGGGTAAGAAACTCATGTCTGCCTTTCTCCTGTTTGATTTTGTACTTTCTGAACGGATAAGCGTCCGCGTGCATATATCCCTGGTTGATTGCCTCATTGACCAAGGTACGGAGCTGTCTCATGTGCTTGGCTATCGTATTGACCGCATTGCCCTTTTCTCTC